GTGGTTCTAAGAGTAGTGACGGCAACAGGCATCAGCCCACCATCGAACGCGGATCAAGTGCGTGAGCGATCAATCCTCGCACCTTAGCGAGAAGCTGTGCGCTCATTCGGTAAGGGCTTGGCTGGAAATCGACTGCGTTACTGCCTGAAAGGGTGGCTGTACGCGCTTGCCAGATTTCAACAGATATCATAAGAGCTGCGTTCTGAACTGCTGTGTCAGTTGTCCAGTCTGTGTAAGTTCTTGAAGCGACTGAGCCATAAGGCGCAATAGCGTGCTTAGGCTGCGCAGTTGTGTGATTTGTAACCATGCTGATTGAATAATCTCTAACGGCTGTAATAACTTTATTGCCATTGTAAGAAGATCCAGAATTAGAAATTGTTACTGTTTGACCTACATAAAAAATCTCTTTAATAGGATCGTTAAAGTAAATAGTGCCCTGCCCTACGATGTTTTCATGCGCTACTGAAAAGTAAGTAGGACTCCATAACATAGGAAGTAAAACTGCATCTGCTGCATCGCATACTTCTTGAAGGGTTGCATCTGCATACAATGTGCCTACGCCAAGTGTCGAGCGTAACTCTGCAACTGTTGTAAGTGCCATGATGTCCTTTCTAAAGACTCTGGGGAGTAGAGGGCTACTACTCCCCAGAGCGACTTAGTGAGTTTATTACGCCTTGTTGTTCTTGAATGCGCCAGCTGCAACCTTAGTTGCAATAGCACCGAAGCCGTAGTAACCAACTGTAACTGATCCGTTAGCTGTTGATTCTGCGCGTAGGCGGTATGTTGGTGACTCGTACCATGTGTATGCATCTGGGTTCACGATAAGGATTGTTCCATCGCCATCGCCGCCGTTTGTTGGATCAACATATAGGTTGAGTCCTGCAACATTACCTGTCAATGATGTTGGTGCAACTGCTCCACCTGCATTCATTGGATTTGTCGCTGTGTAAATTGGGCGTCCTGCATCGTTCAATGACATGATGTTTGACCATTGACCTGTTGAAACGACCATGTTGCGAGCAAATGGGTTTGCAAGACCTGCTGTTGCTCCATAAACAGAAGCTGAACCGCGAGCAACAATTCCTAGCAATTCTGCTGCTGTTGGATATGTTGCAACTGTTGTTGCATCTGTTGTTGCGCCAGAAATCAACGCTGCGTTTACTGCTGCGTTAGTTGCCTTTGCGTAAGCTGCTGCCATGTTGCGAACTAGCTCATCGAAGAATGCTGGAGATGTACGATCTAGCAATTCAACAGAAAATGTCTGCTGTCCTGCGTACTTCTGTACTGTTACAGATAAGAAGTTAGAGTTTTGATCTGTGTCGCTGAAAGCATCGCCTTCTGGCTCGATCGCAACTGTTGGCATCTGTGTGATGCGTGGGATCTCAAAAGTCATACCTGCATCTGGAAGCACTCCGCGAGAGATTGCATCGATTGATGGACGGATTGTTGTTCCGAGTGGGTTGATGATTTCAGACAACTGACGAGTTGGAACAAGTCCAGCGTTATCTGTTGTGTCTGCTGCTGCGCGTAGGTACTGACGAGCATCTTCATCACCTAGAGCTGCGCGAATTGAGTTTTCAGCATACTTAGCCGCTGTTACTTCAATGCGTGGCTTTGTGTAATATGCTGCTGATACAGTTGGGCGAGCAGCTTCGACCGCTGGTGCTTCAACTGGTGTTGCTTCGACTGCTGAAGTGGTTTCTTCCACGATGGCTGTCTCGCTTTCTGTTGGTTGGGTTGTTTCTTCCACAGCAGATTCTTCTGCTGCAATATCGGTGACCTGAGCCGACTTAAATGCTGGCTCCGTTACCAAACTTACTTCGACCAAGCGTGCAGCGGATACATAAGTTACGCCGTCCTTGATCTTTGACTTTAGGACTTCTGCCCCGATTGACAAACCTGATTGCAATCCTTCTTCTGCAAGGATAAGAGCTTCTGTGCCGCGCTGTGAGCGACTGATAGAAAATACAGCATCGATTGAATTATCTGATTCGCTGAAAGAAACCATGCGACCTAGAGGCTTCTTTGTATCATGCTGGCTTAGCAACTTGATTGCTTTAGGATCTGCAATCTCGATTGAGCCAGAGGCAAAAATAACCTTGCCCATGTTTGTCGATCCAGCCTCAACATTAAGAGGCACAATCTTGCCTGATACTGTGCGGCTTGCTGAATCTGCTGTGAGATCAGCTGAGAAAGTAATTACTTGATTCATACTAGACCATTATTTCCGTTAGGTGTTAGATCAGTCATTTCCATCGCTTGCTCTGGAGTAATCAGGTTAAGCGTTAGCAGTTTTTCAATGACTGCCAATTCTTGAAGTGGATCAGTACGCAAGAAGTTCTTATCAATATCGAACTTGACGACATTGCCACGGGCTGTGATGTCATCCATTGATAAGCGATCTTCAATCGCTGTAATAAATGGCTGTAAAGATAATGTTAAGAATTGCTTGCGCTCATCTTGCACATTTGCATAAGTCATAGAGTTATTCTGATCTGCTGAAACATAGTAGGCAGGTACATTGCACAATCTTGCAATTTCGGTGGCGAGGTTGAAAATTGCTTCCGAGTACATCATTTCTTTAGGTGAGAATGAAACTGGGTTATATTCTAAAGTAGATGTCAGGTATGCAGTAGAGCGATTGTTGCGAGCAGTACGCCATGCAGCAAGTAAGCCTGAAACTTCTTTAGGATCTAAATCTGCGCCTGTGTTCTTGATATAACCAGTTGCCATCGGAGTTGCTGCTGCAATCGCTGCTGCCTTCTGTACATCGATGGCTGCGCGAATTGTTGAAGCACCGGTGTTTAAGATGCCATCACTTAGTGATTGGAATGTGACAAGAGATCCAAGTCCGTCCATCGGTAATGTTGTGCCATCAACTGCATAAGATCTAACAAAAGTATTAGTGCTATCTAAAGTAATTGTTACTCGGTTGTTAGCAATCCACTCAAAGCGAGATGGGCGTCCGTCTTCTTGATAAACCTCTACAACTTTCCAGAAAGCCTGTCCATATAGAAGCAAGGAATCAACTGTCCACGCAATCGTTACTGATCGTGGCTGTGAGTAAGAAGGTTGCTCTAACCAAGCAGGTGAACCTAATTCTTCATTGGTAGATTTTTTGTAAAGCTCTAAAGGAATTGCACCGATTGTGCCAGCAAGTAAATTGCGGCAACGCATAAGAGCTGGGACAGACATTGCTTCTGTTCTGCCGATGTATGCAGTCTGGAATGGCATCGCATAAGGTGAATACTCACCAAGCACCTGTGGCGCAGACTGTGCTTCTAGTAAAGGCTTAGATTCTAGACCAAAGGCTTGCAATAATTTACCCATAGACAGAAATTGTAGCATTTGTCAAGCAATTAGACAATGTGCTAGGGCGTGTCTAAGTATAAATCTGTGGCTTAGGTTGAGGAATCATTAACTTGCTTACGACCATTGCCAGACCAATAGGTGCTGAGATGTCTCCAGCTGACTTTCGCTTAATGATGCGCCAAGCCGAATCGTTCACTTTTGCGCTGCAATTATTCATCTGCTGGATAAATTCTGCTTGACCATTATGGACAACTCTATGGTTATTAAGTCCTTCTGCAAGGTCTCCACAGGCTTTGTAGAACTGCTGACCTGAGACATCTTCGATTATAACTCCAGCGTTAGCCAAGCGATCTGCAATAGTTTGTGTCGCGTACTTGTCAAAGCACACTAGGCGCGGCTTATAGATATCACACCAAGCCTTTATACTTGCCGCCATCTTTAGCTCATCGATGGCAACCTGAGAGCTGTAAGTCTCCAAGATTCCGATGCCAATCCGCCCATCTGGGAGAAGTTGTCCTGCGACCAATGATCCGTTCCTGCGTGACGGACTGACATCAAAACCAAATACAGTATAAGCCCCAATAGACATTTCTAGGGTGCTATCGGATGTTTCTTCCAAGATGCCGTGTTGCCACGGACTGCTTAACGAATCGATCCATTGACAAAGAGTTTCCGTACGCGTGTTCTCAATCGGCGAAGTAGCAATCGCTTCTTCAATCGCTTCTTCTGTGATGGTGTATCCCAAAGAGGGGTTAGCCAAAGCCCATGCATCGCGATCAGTTATCTTGCAGTATTGGGGTGCTGAGTATTCGTAGAAGCCAAAGGACTTTGGCGGGTAGTCGATGGCTCGTTCTCTGAGGTCGTTAAGAACAGTTGAGAACGCATCTCCAGCATTAGAGGTAAGAAGCGTCTGACTATTTGGGTGAGCTCTAGTAGTTGGAGTTGCTGCTCGAAATCCATCTTCTGTGATTTCTCGGACTTCATCGATGTAAAGTAGCCCATTGACACTTCGTCCGCGAGATCCATCTCTAGTAGCTGCAACGACATCAAGGCGCGCTCCAGAGAGCATTTCAATAGACTCCGTGCCATTGGCGTGTCTGATTTGTTTAACGAATCCTTTAAGGTGGTCATTGGTCTCCAATAGGTGAGTGACTTGTCTGAATGTGTCTAGTGCCATGCTTCTGTTAGAGGACATAATAAGCACATTGGTATTCCACTTGATTAAATGAGCCAGTATCAGCATTCTGGCTAAATGCGTCTTGCCATTCTGTCGTGCTACCAAAATGAGGTTTGTTTTACGAATCCACATGCCTTTCTTGTCCACAGTAAGCATGTCCTTCAACACGAATTCCTGCCATGGCATTAAAGGCATCTTCACGATGTCGCATAGATCTTTCACATCTTGCAGCTTGTTTTCGCCCTTTAATAATGGACTGTGAAGCCGTGGCTTGGTTGCCCCTCGTAGGGCTTTGGACTTCTTGGGCTTAGTTGTCATTGATCTGGACTGGGTCGGGTCTTAAAAGGACTGTCCAGCATCGGTTCGGACTGCATCGGGGAGATATAGGTTGAAAAGACAGGGGGGTACTCCTCTCC